TAGGAACTTGTGCCTGTCCTAGTTTCAAGGTCAATACCCTGAAAGCACCTTTGATTAATTGTGATTTGGTCATGTCTCTAACTTGTTTATCGTTAGAGATATCCTCCATCTCTTTTGTTGTAGATAACATACCAAGAGAGTCAAGAACAAACATCATTGGTTCTCGTTCTTCTTTTGGTTGCTTCAGATACTTGTCTAATATCCTAGTAGCCTGTGTCCTGAAATCTTCTATAGTTGCTACAGGAAAGATTATCATACGATTAGAATCTATTCCCCTACTCTCAATCATATCCTTTGAGATAGCAGACTCAGACTCGAAATAAATAACGCCACTGTTGCTATGCTGATTAAGAAAGTTACGTACAACAGAGAGGGCAAAGAAAGTTTTTCCTGTTGATGACTCTCCAGCAAGTGCTGTGACTTTATTTGAAGGGATACCTCCGAATAGAGAACCACTAACGACAGCATTGAAAATAAAAGAGCCAGTATCGACAAAACTGGATGTATCTCCTGCAGCCACTCCGTCACTGACCCTACTAGCAAACTCATTCCCACTTTCTTTTATTACTGTATCTAAGAAACCCATCTATCAGTTACCTCGCTTTCGTACATTCTAACATAGTCATGAGTTTTAGACAACAGCTGAGCATATGCACCTGCTGTCTCTTTCTCCTCAAAGACTCTAATTTGCTCTGAATCAAGTGCCTCTACTTGAGCGTCTTGATATGTGACTGTCCAAACTGTTTTACTCATTCAAAGAAACTCCCTATAGTGATTACCTTTTTACTATTCCACCCAATGCATTCTAGCACATTTTCTAGTGGTTTTAAGAAACTCTTTTCAAATTGTTTCTTGTGATCAATGTATTTCTCCATACCAAACTCCTTTGGAATCTGACTAAAGAATGAAATACAATCTTCCCTCAATGGGTTAGGTGTCTTCAAGTAAATGAACTTGATCTTCTCACCCTCCTGAATAATAGGATACTTGTTGGTCACCTTATTCTTATTAACATAATGATTGTATAAAAGTGCTCCTCTTACGTGGATGGGCGTTCCTTTTGAATAGATGTTGGTTCTTGAAAAGTATTTTTCAAGTCCGTTACATCCTCTTGGGAAGGCAATGTCTTCGTATGGTTGCTCCTTTGTTGCTGCTCGGACATCATCGATAAAATCGATAAGTTCATCATTTGTTTTGCTGATAATAATCTTAAAAGCTTCATATAACTTGTCCCTAAAATATGCAGGTGTTGATGACCTAGCAGTTTCTAATCCCATGATCTTCATCTTGGGTTCTTTATATCTTACTCCTTCTGAGTCCCATACGTTAAGTATGTATCTCTTCTTAGCAGTCCATATACCCCTGTCAGCGATGTTCTCTCGCTTCATAATCATCTTTTGATCATACGCCTTAACATACGAAGCCAACTCCTCATAGGACGCATCAATAAACGGTTCAAGTTTATCTTTGCAGACCTTATCAAGTAGTTCCACAATTTTATTCTTATCGCTAGACTTACTACCAAAAAATTTATCAACAACAGGTCCAAGATTAAGATATATTGAGTCGGTGTCTGATGCAATTACGTAATCTGTTTTTTCTGTCGAGAGTAGTTTATTTAGGTAACCGTTCATCTTGTTCTCTATCCATCGGATAGAAACCTGACCAGATAAAGTAATAGCTTCAGCATTCTCCAACCTATAATACCGAAAATGCTCGTTACCAATAGCCCCATAAGCACTATTAAGTGAGATCTTCTTAGCCATTTGAATGTTATTACATCTAGCAATTTCATTCTTAAGTTTGGTTGTTGGTTTCTTCTCATACTCTTTCATTGCCTCAATCATTTTCTTCTTGAATGTGACCCTAGAGTCATACATCTTCTGCATCATTAAAGGCAAGAATCCCTGCACGTCCTTCCTGTACTGTGCTCCATTAGCACAAGTTGAGAACTGTTGATCTATCTCTACTGTCTTATTTAAAAACCCTTCAACGCTTGCACTGGCGTGTCTAGTCTCCCAGAGTGTTTCTGGGGAGATGTTGTACTGCATAATAAGATGAGGATAGAGGCTATTGAGGTCAAAATTAACAACCCAATCATAGCGTCCTGGTTTCGGTTCCTTAACATAAGCTCCTGCGTACTTAGCGTTTTTAGTCGCCTCCTTCTTAGGAGGAATTGCAATCTTACGTTTAAGTAATTCACAATATATGTAGTTATCCCACATGCGTACTTGTGAGAATACATCCTCGTAGTTGACCTTAGCATCATAAGCCATTGTGAATGCTAGATCAAGCAACTTCATTTTATCATCAAGTTTATCTACTAACCTAACGTCATGAATGTTGTACTCAATAAACTTCTGCCAGTCCTTCTCATAGAACTCTTTGAATGTATCAAACTCAGAGTGGTCTAACTTCCTTTCACCAAGTTCAACCATGCATATATGATCTAACCTATAAGACTCTTGGTTTGTGTAAGTAAACTTACGATACAATTCAAGATAATCTAAAGTAGAAATTCCTCTTAGATCACAAGCAATTTGACTTCTTCCCTTGATGTAAATCTCACGAGTAGAAATCAGTTTATAAGGACTGAGGTAACGAGTAAATCCCTCACCAAGTAATCTATTAAAACGGTTAACAATATAAGGTATATCAAAAAGTTGTACGTTCCAACCTGTAATTACATCAGGATAATTTTCCATCCAGTACTTCAGGAATGCTTTAAGCATTGCTTCCTCTCTGGTGAAGTGTAGATAATCTACATCATCAGCAGAGTTATCAAACTCCCTAGCCCCAAAGACAGTAATGCGACCAGTATAAGAATCCTTAACACTGATCGCTAGTATCTCCTGATCTGCTGACTGTATATCTGGGAACCCATTCTCAGCAGAAGTCTCGATATCGATATTGAATATCCGTATTAATTTTGGATCAAACTTAAGTTGATCATCAGGATACTCATCAGCAATGTATTGATATAGGTATCTGGTATTACCATACACTTCCATATTAGCAACGTCACGATACCTCTTTACCGTCTCCTTAGCCTCGCTAATACTACCCTGCTTCATTGGTTCTACACAATGACCATCAAGTGTACGCCACTCAGAAAAATTAGAGGTGGGCATGTACAAGGTCGGGTCAAAATTAACCTTATCCTTAAACTTATACCCACCTTCATAACCACGTACAAAAATTCTATTACCAGCTTGTTCTACGTTGGTGTAAAATTTCATTCGTTCAGTAGTTCCTTTGCCTCTGTTGAATTTAAAACGTCATCTGACGGATCGACCATAACAATTATATCAGTTGATCGTACTAATACTTCTTTGTCTGCTGAATGTGGTGGCCAAGGAATACCATCTAATGTAACTGGGTTAACTAGAATACAATCTGGTTCACCATACTCAGCAGTATCAACTTGATCAACTTGTGACAGGATCCACTTCGGTTCCTGCTGTATCTTTAGTAGCTTCTTCATTTGGTGTAGTGTCTACGGTAACTTTTTCCTGATATGCTGTTTGAACAGCAGGTTTAGCATTACTAATTATACCCACTAGATCAAACCCAATATTATATGCTAGATCATCTGAAAATGGATTCCACTTTTTAAAAGTAACATTGTATCCGTCTTCAGTCTCGTTAACAATATGAAGTGTGTATGGATTTGTAAATTGTAAGCATAGAGGACGATCTCCATTCTCCTTCGATTCTTCATTCTGAAACACTTCACCGACATCAGCGATGACTTGCTCATTAGAATACTTCATTCTAACTAGTTGGATGGTCATAGTATAATAGTTCTAATAGTTCTTCTTTAAATTCATAGTTCTCCACATAGAATTCACTTCGATAAATCTCTTCAATGTCTTCTCGTGCATCACTAATAGTCATTATAGCATAAGCATTAAATTTAAAATGCTGGTGCTTAACGAATGGATTCCAAGGAGTAAACACAACTTTAAACTCAGGTTCATTAGTTGAGGATACAGTTGCAGATGCTACTACCTTCTGTGCATTGAATATCTGAGGATGTACAACAGCATAACCGACTACATCATCAGATGGACGGCTTCTGCATTCATATACATCAGCAATGAATCGTTCCCCACTAGCGAGGTGTACTATCTTGATACTCATAAGGACATTATAAAAGGGAACCCGACAAAAGTCAAGCTCCCTTGTGCAGTTTGTGATGTGACCTAGACCTGTGCTTCTAGTTTCTCCCTCTGTGCTTCAGTGCCGAACCAGAATTTCTTCTGCTGATGTTCTGGTAGTACCTTCTGAAGTTGTACAACCAAGAGACCATCTTTGTAATCAACACCTTCAACTTCCATAGAGTCACCTAGTTGCCACGTTCTACTAAACGATCTAGTAGCAATTCCCTTATGACTATAGGATCTATTATCCTCCTTAGAGGATGCTTTAACTGTTAGGATGTTTTCTTCTGTTGTTACTTCGATATCTTCTCTTGAAAATCCAGCAAGAGCAATCTCCAATAGGGTTCTACCATCATGTCCAGCCACGATGTTGTAAGGTGGGTAACTAACTGAAGTTCCTGATAGTGCTTCGAGTCTACTGAATGTGTCATCAAACCCTAGTGAAAATGGTGTAAATTGATCAAAAAATGTATGCGTTGTCATGGTGTCCTCCTTGAGCGACTTAGGTTAATGTGACCCCTTAGGCATCACACTACTAATTATACTCTCAGACCCCAAAAACGCAGTGGTACTAACCGAATTAAAGAGTTCGGATCTTACGATTTCTTCTTACCAATATTATACTTGGACTCTAGAGTCCACTCTCCTTTCTCTTTAAAAGAGATAACTTTAATCTGATTCAAAGGTGCAAGTTCTCCTACACTATCAGGATCTACAATACTAACTAGACCCCAATCAGATAGAAGCTGAGAGATCCTATTCCTTCTCTGTATATCATTCTCTGTGATGTTTGTGTTCTTACCATCAAGTGCGAAGAGTTCCTTGAAGTGAACTATGTAATACTTTCCTTGCTTATGCAAGATGTGACAAGACTGATATATCTTTCTCTCTTTCCTAGATGCTACTCCAATTCTTGTAAGAGTTTCTCTAACCTTTAAGAAATCATCTGGTTCCTTAAGAACCACTTCAATCATGTCAGTCTGTTTCCACTGAACTTCATTATCATTCATCCTATACCACCTTTATGCAATAATTTTCTGATTTTTTCAAGGTCGTCTTTGGAAAGAATCCTAAGAACTGCTAGAGATTTGGTATAACTATACCCATAATACTCTTTGATGTCCTCAAGATATTCAATGGACTCCTTTTTAGTCCAAGGAGAAAATCTTCTTCTCGGTCTTAGAATATTTATATAAAAGTCATATTGCAAACGCTTATCTAATTGCCAACGTAAATTCATTTCATTTGCCCATAAAATACTATCAGTAAAATTTGATAATGCTTTATTAACAATCCATTGAGGATAGGACTTCTCTAAAGAAGGATCCTTTTCCATCATATTTACTTTGGTCTGATTAATGGAGTCTAACCAGTCTCCTAGTTTCGGTTTGCTCATTTGCTAAATCATTAATAACTAAAGGGAGCAGTCTATACTCTGCTCGTTGAATACGTTGAGTCAAGGTCTCAACCGTATCATCACTACAAATAGGAACCCTTGATTGATCTATTATATCACCACCGTCAAGTTCTTCATTAACATAGTGGACAGTACATCCTGTTTCTGTATCACCTGATTCTAATGCTTGTTCTACTGCATGTAAACCCTTGTACTTAGGAAGTAATGATGGGTGTACATT